CTATGTCGGCGGCACGCCGTCCTCGGATGACGCCAAGATCGCCACAGTGACCCGTAGCTAATGGCCATCAAGTTCAACCCGCTGACAGGCAACTTCGACTTCACCGGAAGCGGTGGAGGCGGCGGCGGATCTGCGTTCTTCGCTGGCGAAGTGGCAACCTATGCGGACCTCCCGCTTGACGGCACGGCCGCGCTCAATAGTCGCTGGCTCGTCCGCAGCGCCAGCGGCGTCTGGCCGTTCCCTGGCTACCACCAAGGCGGCATCTATGTGCGCGTCTCCACCGCCGGCGTGGACCGCGCCACCGACTACCTTCTGGCCGACACCAATTTCCCCGACGTCTTCAGCGACGCCGCCTTCACCGTCTACGACGACGCCGACAGCACCCGCAGCATGCAAATCGAAGTTACCGACAACGAAACCCTCACCTTCAAGGTCACCGGCACCGACAGCGTCGTCCGCTCGGTAGCCTTTGCCCTCTCGGCCATCGTCCTCGCCGCCCTCATGGCCAGCTCGGCCATCGCGCAAAACATCGGCCTCGTCACCGACACCAACGGCAACGTCGTCACCCGCCGCACCAACACGCTCGTCTGGAGCAACAACCTCCGCTTCACCCCGCTCACCAACGCCAACTCCCGCACCGCCATCATCGGCACCAACGGCGCCCTCACCGCCGGCAACCCGCCCAGCGGCGCCGCCGCCAATGGTGCGTTGCTCACCGCAGACGGCGCGGGCGGCTCGTCCTTCGTGGCAAGCAAGGTCGCCTTTGCCACCAAACCCACAAACACCTCGCGCAGCAGCTGGACAAACAACACATGGCCGGACTCGTCGCAAAACCAAGACCCGCATCTATCCGTGACCCTGACTGCCGGAAAGGCGCATGAGGTCTCTTGGGCGCTCACATGGGCCGACACCGGCAACATCAATTACCTCGTTTTCGGCCTGCCGACAACCAGCGGTCGCCGCGCGGCCGGAATTGCCATCAACGCGGGAGGATCACTCTCAGGCATTCAACAGAACGCCACCAATCAAAGCTACCTGACGCCCGGAACCGTCATCGCCGGCGCAAATCTGGCGTGGGTTTATTGGGGCAAACTTTACGTCCCCGCCGGAACCAGCAACACCACGGTGTTCATTGCTTGGTGGCCGACCAACAACACAACCAACGTCTCAACCCTCCTTTCCAATTCTTACCTTCGCGCCGTTCAACTCGATTAACCCATGAAACATCTCCTCATCCTCCTCCTCGCCACCGCCAGCGCCCACGCGCAACTCATCCCTGTCACGCCCGCCGAACGCGCCCTCGCCGACATCGACCGCGCCGCCGCCGCCAGCCGCTACTACGGCGAACTCTACGCGCAAAGCCTCTCCACCCTGCACGCCAAAATCTTCGGCCTCGACGACGCCACCCTCAAGTCCGTCCTCGAACGCCTCGGCGAAGCGCAAAGCGAACAACTGCTCACCCTCTACGTCAGCAGCGCCACCGGCATCAACCAGATCCTCGCCGCCGGAGGCAGCAGCGTCCGCGCCCCCGAAACCCGCACCCGCGAATGGGTCTGGTCCGGCGACACCGTGATCATCGCCCCGCGCCCCGATCCGGTTGTCTCAGAGCAATGAGGACTGTCACCTTACAGTCTATCTTGCTCCGCGCATGGCAACGTGTCGGCAACGACGCCAGCACCATCGACGCCATCCCATCCGGCGCAAGAACCATGATGGTCGCCGCCGCCAACGAACGCATCGCCGACTGTTGGGAGTGGAGCGATTGGCCTGAGCTTATGCGCGTTGAAAGCCGCGCCGTGCAGGGTGACGCCACGAACGGCTATTACATCGACTATGAGCAATCCGGCCAGACCGCCATGGGAGAGGTCTTTGGCGTCCTAAGAGACAACCCTGCAACCCACGCCGCGCCCCGCGCCATTGGCTATACGCTCCTCGGAGATGCCATTCGCTTCCCCGAAGACACCGACCTGCCAACCACCGTCTGGGTCAACTACCGCGTGCGTCCGACTGAATACAGCGCCAGCAACCTCACCGCGACCGTGCCCGCCGTCATCGCCAAAGCAGTCGGCTACATGCTCACCTCGGATCTGCAAACTGAGGACGGCCAGCTCGACAAGGCACTCGCCATGGAGCAACTCGCCGAGTCCGAGCTGATCTCTCAGCGCGACAAATATTATTTCCAGCAAGGGCAGCCATCCATGTGGACCGCCCGCGTCAACCAATACTAAATTATGCACCCGAATACCCGCATCACCAACCGCACGTCCGGCAGCCAATTCATCGGCGACACCAACACCGTCACCGCTGACATCGTTTCCATCGACGTGATGACTGACACGAAGTTTCACACCTTGACCGGCAACCTCACCGGCGCCGCGAACGCCACCGAGGCCAGCGCCGCGCTCATCAAAGCAGGCACGACCCTCGACGGCTTCTTCAGCGCCATCAAGCTGCACAGCGGCACGGTGATTGCCTACCGCAAATAGTGAGGAGCCGCGCGATGAGCCTGTCGTATTTTCATCACAACATGAGCACCACCGAGAAGGGTGTCATCGGCACGGCCACGTCCATCGGCTCCTCAGTGTTCAGCATGCTGCCCCATTTGGAAGCAACCCTCCGTATAGGCGGACTTATTATAGGAATTTTGGTCGGACTGGCCACGCTCATCAGCGTCCTTCACGACATCAGGAAGAAACAGAAAGAACTAAAGAAATGAGAAACTGGAAAACCTCGCTCCTTGGAGCACTCACAATCATCGCCTCGCTCTCGACCGCCGGACGCGAATTTCTGGCCAGCGGCCAAGTGCCGGACATCGGCCTCGTCGCCGCAAGTCTACTCGCGGGCTGGGGATTAATTGTAGCGAAGGATTCGACCGCCCGCCTCTGACTCCATGAGCCACGCCCGCGTCACAAAACTAGTTGCAGTTGCGATCCTCGCCGCGTCTTGGGCTGCTCTTGCGGCTGGGTGCGTGACGGTCGGCTACGACTTCGTGAAGCAGCAGGCCACCGTCACCTTTGACCCTAAGACTGTCAAAGAGCCGACCAAGTGATCCCAAAGAACAGACCACAGCAAAAACGCGCAGACACCGAGCGGCAATTAAAAGCCGCCGGAGTTAGCGATCCGGTGTGTCTGGTTGGCATTCGCGGGTATTACCGGGATTCCATGGGCGCGGTTGGCAAGAACGACAGAGGCTTGTATGACGACGCCATTGTCCTGATCTCGCCAAACGCGCACATCGCCTACAACGCGAACGTGGACCCAAGCCGCAGCGGCAAGAACCCCAGCAACGGCAAGGGTTACGCTTCGCTGAAACCCGGCGTCTATCGCTACAAGATCGGACGGCACGGCATCTCTCGCGGCAACCCTTACAAGGCGCTCGTCCAAGCCGGTCCCGTGACCGTCATGCGTGACGGCGGCGTCGAGGAGACCGGATGGTATGGCGTGAACATCCATCGCGGCGGAATCAAGACTACCGGCAGCGAAGGCTGTCAGACCCTGCCTCCCGGTGCCAACTGGAACGGATTCATCGCCACAGTTGAGTCCGAGATGAAAAGGAACAACGCCAAAACCGTCAGCTACGTCCTGACCAGCCGGAAGGACGCCGCCTAATGGCATTAGAGAGTCCAGTCCAACGCGATGGTGACGCCGGATTCCTCGGCTTCGCCAGCCGTTTGAACCCGCTGACGCTCCCCGCCGGCATGCTGCAAGACAGCGTGAACATGCGCTTGGATCGCGGAGTCGCGCAGACCCGCAAAGGCGCCAAACGTCTCGCCGATGCCATCAGCACAACGGACGAGCCGCTCACGCTTTCGTTTGACCTCGCGGCGGACAAGGCGATCACCTCAATCACTTTCTCCAGCACAACCGCCACCGTGACCACCACAGCCGCCCACGGCTACACCGGCACGCCCACAGTCAACATCCGTGGCGCGACCGGCGTGGATGCTGCGCTTTACAACGGCGACTTCGTCATCAGCTCGCCCAGCGGCACGACCTTCCAATACACCATGA